CCCTAGTGTCGTTCCGTCTGCAAACTCCTGGGCGATCCTCTCAATCCCTAAGTCTTCCTTAGTTATTTCAGACTTCTTAGTTATGGCTTTACCAACATTCTTAATCGTATCAGCTAGTCCACGTGGTGTCCATACTTTGCCTACATACATCGCCCAAGCCAAATCTCCAATCTGAGTCAGCGCTGATATAGGCGATCCCATAACATCGATGTATGACATATTTTTGTAAGCATTAACTATTCCTGTAGCTCCATGCTCGTGGAATCTAGCATCAAGAATATCCCTTACTACTTTTTGATCATCATCTTGAATTCTTCCACTCAATCTGAGGTCATTAATATAGGCTCCGATATTCTCAGTGTAATCTCTTTGCAGTTTGTACTTATCCAATTCTTGTTCAATCCTAATTAGGTCGCCAGAAACATCTTCTATGCGTGCAGTATTATTAGCCTTTGTATACTCTTCTAGCATTACCTGCTTTCGTTTCTTCTCAGCTTTCAGGGTTGCTATTCTTTCTGGAACCTTACCAAAGAATCGTCTTGCTTCTATTTTCTTTGTCATACTATAGATGTATTGCATCAATGCGGCATCACTATCCATGTAGAATTTATTCAATTCTGGTGGAACAGTTTCATATTGCCTGGCTTGAATATTGCCTGGTCCACCAATACCGAGGTTCCTGCCAAGTATTGTATTGCTTGCAATATCTGCTGCTTGCTCAGGATATTCAATTTCAAACTTTTCAACTGTCATACCCAGTTTGTCTGCATAAACTTTGATTGCATCAGTAATAACTGGTCGTTGAGAAATTCCTTTGGTTGCCTGCAAGAATCCCTCTTGATCTTTAATTATGCGGGGCCAGTATTCTTCAATGAAACCCACATCATAACCAACATCAATTGCATCCTGACGAATGTGATCCAAGACTGCTCGCAGCTTTTCTTGATCATTGGTCATGTTGTACTTTGCTGCAATTTCTTTGATCTTAATTTCGTCTGAGTTTCTCCTAGCTGCATCCCAAACAAATTTGTCTTGCGGACTCATTTGCTTAGTCTTCTCAAGGAGTGGGTGTGCAATTCGTAATGCAGTTACAATCTTTTGTGCAGTCCGAAAGTCGAGGTTTCTAATCTCTGCACGAAGCATTGGATCTACATTTTTAAGTCTAGTTGATATAGACCCCAATCCCTTGTCGATAAGTTGCTTAATTTCATGTCCTCTCATTCGCAAGGTCTGGCCGATTGTACGAACCAAACTATTTCGCTCGGTAAACATTTGATGATAAACATCATCACTAATCTTCTGCGCTGGAGTTTCACGAACCTCGAACATCGGCATACCTTCACGGAGTGCCTTAGATTTCATACGGTTAGTGATTGGCAGAGAAAGTTGCTGCCTTGCTTCAGCTTCATATCCATCTTTATAAAACTTTTTTGTTAATGGATTATATTCTCCTTGAGGAATGTTTGTTACTTCAACTTTCGCATTCCCCCACTTGTTCTTATTGAACTCTGCATTAAAAGTATTCGGAAGTATTTTATCATAAAACTCCTGCATTCCATGAAGTCTTTTAGCTTTTTCTTCTTCAGTGCCTTGAGCATAACGATCAAACTGTTGCTGCCCAGTCGTCCATGCAATTTTATCAAAACCATTTTCAGCAGCATACCTGACCATCCGCTTCATGACAAGGAGAGACCACTGAGTAGAGTTCTTGAATGGTGCATTTGGAACACTATCAACTAAATCAGCTTCTCTAGGTAATTCGGAAAAACCTAACATTATATCTTTAAAAACTTCAAAATCTTCATCAGATATTCCTTGTTCTTTTAAGCTCCATCCTGGAGTAAGTCCAGATGGCCCAGAATAAAAATTTATATTTGGATATTTATCTTCAATCCGTTTAATTTCCATTTCTCTGGTAATTATATTCGGATTTTCATAACCTTTCTTTTTTCCTTCTTGATGCCAATCACTTTGAATCTCTTCAAGGAAAAGAACTTTATTTCCATCTGCATCAGTCCGTTCATTGAACCGAATGTGAACTAAAGGATTTACAACACCTGGCCAATGAACTTCATGAGTATAAGTCTTTTTATCTTGCTCTGAGGGTAAAGTTAATATTAATTCTTTATAATTCTTTCCATCTGGAAGTTGATAATGTGAATGTTTAGTATTGCTACTATCGGGAAAGTTATTATATATAGCTTCTTGAAGATCTTCTGATAATTCATTAAACTCTATATCATTTCCTAAAGAATTTGTAAAATAATGTCTATTCGTTTGTGGATCATATTCAGCAGATATTCCTTCAGCAGAAAACATTTTTTGAATTTCAGATGATAATTTTAATTCTTCTTTAACTACTTCTTCCAGACTCACATTATTTTCTTGAACAAATTTCAACAAGTCTGCCTGAGTAACTTTTCCTTCCTGCTTATCAAGCCAATCATTCACACCAACCCAATCAAGTTCATCCTGCTTAAGTCCTGGAAAGTTCTTAATCATTCCTTTCCATTGATCAGGTGTTGCTTGCTTCTGATTAAATCCAGCAACCGCATTCTCAAGTGCGGAGTACCATTGCTTTGCAGCTTCTTCAGCTTGAGGAACAGTAACTTGAACAGTCTGTCCATTTACTTGCCTCTCATAAATCTTTCCACTTTCTACTTCACGAGCCAACCCTGAGACTGTTTGTTTACCAAAGCTTAACAACTGCTGGAAGAAGTCCATTACTCGTTGAATGACTTTACCAAACGAAGTGTTTCTATATTCAGCTCTGTTGACCATAATCTGAGCAAACATGTTCGCACGATTCTCAACCATCCTTTGCTTTGGATCTTCATGAGTACTAAGAGCAAATTCAAGCTTACCTGCTTTACGAAGTTTATTAAACTCACGATTCAAAGCGCTATCATCTGCTTCTGTAATCAATCCCAAGTTGTCAAGTACATGCTTGTTCTCATGCCAAAGAGTCTTATTGTCTGCAAAGTTTTCATCAAGAAGAATTTCATTCCCGATCGTAATGCCAAGAATCTTTCCATTCTTTGACATCTGCCCAGTTTCAATTGCTAACTTAACAAAGCCTTGGCCAGCATTTTGAATACTATTGATTGTTAAGCCTTGACCATTTTTAAACTTAACTGATATTGTTCCATCAGGAGATTGATTTATTTCTTGTCCTGGAAAAGCTCCCTTAATATCATCAAGATTTACTTTGCCTAATGTTTCTTGATTTTCACGTACTTCAAATGCCTCTTCATTTTTTGTTACCATTCTTGCTATAGAATCAAGTGACAGCGGTCCATTTACCGATTCTCCACCAGCAAAATAAGCAATTTCAACAGGAATTGTTTTAAGTCCTGCGAGTTTTGCTGCACGAACTCGATGATTTCCTTCGTTGATTAATGCAGTGCCATCATATCCTACATTAATAAAAATAGCTTTATCTGGAAGATATCCATTTTCAGAGATACTTCGTCGTATTTTCATTATTGTTCTAGTGTCTTGAAAATCTTGTAAATGATCAAGCCTTACATCTTCACCTTCCATTCCCCTTAAAAATACAACAGAGTCTATGGGAAGTTCTATTCTATTAATTTTTGCTGTGACAGAACCATGCCTGAAACCAGTTCTTTCATCTTTTGCTTTAGCTTTCTTACGCTGCTCTTCTAACCAACTACCACCAGGATTATCAAGAATAACTCTTCCACCTGCTTCTTTTATTATTTTTTTGCTATCTGTTTCACCGACTTGAAACTGTGGAGCACTACCTACTTGCCGTTCATTAGTGAACCAACTCTGCAAACCTCCTGGCAAGTTTCTAGGAATCTCAGTTTCAACTGCCTGACTATTTGGTGTCGGAACATCACCAAGATCTTTAGCAATTTGTTGAAACCATTCCTGGCGCTTATTCTGCTCAGCTAAAGACGAAACGACATTTTGTTTTGCTTCACTTTGTGCTGTCGTATCACTTTTGACATTACCTTCAATATTAGCAAGTTGTGTCTCAAAGAACTTCTTCCGCATAAATGCTTCCGTTCCAGGAGTCATTTCTTCATGAATAAGATTTAATTCTTTTTTAACACCCTGCCAATAATCCTCTATAACAGCTTTTTCTCTTTCAGTAAATTTCTGTGTTAAAAATACTTCAGCAGATTCCTGAGCATTCTTAACTCCAGGCTGCTCAAACATCTGATTGTAAAGTTTCTGCCTGATTGCCGGATCACTCTCTTGAGTAATCGAAGACATTACCTTTTGAAGTTCTTGCTTTCTAAACTGAGTGTCGGCATCTTCACCTTGAGTAGCAAACACTTCAGCAGAATCAGCAGCATCTTTAACACCAGGCTGCATGAACATCTTCTCATAAAGTGTTTGCCTGGCTTGAGGATCAGGCTCAACCACTATAGATTCAAGAACCTTGTTAAGACGTTCCTGATCTTTAGCTTTAACAAGTTGATCAAACTGACTTAAGTCTGCATTCGCAATAGTTTCTGCAGATTCCTGAGCATCTCTTTCAAAAGTTTGAAATAATCCATCATAAACTTTCTGCAATTCTTGTTTCTTTTGCTGACTTTGTGTGTTTGCAATTTGAGTCGAAAGTCTATCTAGGATATCTTGCTGCTCAGTAGATTTTTCACCAAAGACTTGTGCTGACTCATTTGCATCTTTATTAACTCCACCAAGCCAAAGCTGGTTATAAAAGTTTTCCTTTTCTTGACGAATTTCATCAGCTTTTTTCGGCCCTTCAAAGTCACTAACTTGATTAGTTTTCTGCTGCAGCTGTCTGTCAAGAAGAGTATTTTTCTCCTTCTTCAGATTAAAAATCCTGTCAGCAATTGATGCCTTCTTTGTAGGATCAGTTTCATCCTTATATTGTTTAAGAGCTATTTCTTCTCTCTTATTAATTGTATCAAGATCATCATTAATTTTCTGTGCATCAGTAATTCTTTTCTCAGATAATTTATTTTCAATTTCTTTTGCTTCCTTCTCTTCAGGAGAAAGTGCTTCATATTCCTTCTTAGCAAGTTCTTCTTTCTTCTGTATTCCAGAATTAATCCGATCTAGAAGGCTCTGATTATTTTTATTATCCTCAACAGTCTTTCTGATTAATTCAGCCTGATCAACATTTAACTCTCTTGCTTTCTGATCAAGCTTATAAGGATCATCAAGAATTTCTTTATTCAACTTAAGAGTTTCATTTAAAGTTTGGATGCTCTTACCAAGTTCATCTTCTTTCAAATTAAGAATATTTGCAGCCCTTCTATCAAGCTCAACCTCTGCATCAGTCTTTCCAGGCCCAGGATCTTTTGCTTGTGCGGAGAATCCTGCATTAACTGCTGCACCAGCTCCACCACCAATTGCTCCAGCAGCCATACTTTCAATAATGCGTTCAACATTATCAGCAGTCAATAACTTCTCATCAGTATTTGCTACAGTATTAAGAACACTAAGCAGTTCCTGTCCACCTTCCTGCAAAGCTTCTTGCGGAATATTTGTAAGCAATTCCTTTGCAGACTTTTTAATCGTGCCAGTTGAACCCTTACTCAAGGCATCTACAAAAGTATCTACCAACTTACTATTACCACCAGCAAATTCTAATGAAGTTGCCAGAGCACCAAACAACAGTGCCGTCTCAGGAGCATCAATGCCTTTTTCCTGCAGCAACTCTGCATACATTCCACCAGACTCTAGTGGCATAACTGATCCGGCAATACCAACCTTTCCGCCAAACTTCTTCAATGCTTGTCCAGTAAGTTGCTTCCTTACCTGAGTTTCTGTCAAATCTCCAATCCCACGTTTAACTGACTGCTTTACAGCTTCATCAATTCCTTTTTTAAGAATTGTTCTACCTGCCAAACCGCCGGCAACAGTACCTGCACCAGGAGCAATAGCAGATCCAGCAATCGCACCAACAGCAGCCTCAGCCATACTTGGGACAAGTTCACCTAAAGTTCCTTGAGCCCAGTCAACAGCACCACCTACTCCTGCTTCGCCAATATAGATATCTTTAAAGGAATTCTTCTTAGGATACTGTTTGGCTTCTTCAATATTCCTGTTATATCCTTCCATACCAAAATCTTGCAAATTCTGGCCAGTCGATTCCATTCCGAACTTTTTCAATCCAGAGCCTGCAAGTGCAGTAGCACCATAAGCAGACGCCTGAAGATTCTGCAAGCCTCTCTTCACTCCAGGTATAAAATCAGAATCAGTTGGAACAGGAGTATTAATTTCTTCTGTATCATCAAACAAACTTTTTACTACTGGCGAAGTAGTTTCTTCTGTATCATCAAAAAATCCAGCCATTTTATATCCTTATAAGTTAATTTATTAATACGGAAGACTTCCAAAATGTGCTTTATATTTAGCTTCAGCAGCAGCAAGTTTAGGATCTTTAGATTCGCGCATTTGGTTTAATCTTTTTATAATATCTGGTTGAGACTCTGCAAACGTTGTTCGACCTGATGTGTCATCAACATATCCAGTACCTTCAGCGTTTGGCATTTTAATTACTTGTCTCTTAGTCATCCCACTAGGATCATTCGGATCTGGTTCTTCAATTACCAAAGGCTTTAATGGGTTTTCTTTAATCGGAGGATTTTGCAATACCTGTCCTTGAATATTGCGTAATTTATTTTCTGCAATAACTCCTTGCTCATCTATTCGATTCTTATCTACATCAAGAGAAAGTTGATCTCTTGCAATTTGATTACGATCTAAAGTAGAAAGGAAATTTGCACGATTCATATCTCGATCTGCTTCAGCATTCATTATTTGTGCATCAGCTCTAGCCTGCCTATTCTGAAGGCCTCGCACAAACATTCCACCAATGCTATCATCTACAGGTTGCTCTGTAGTTATTGGAGTAACACCATAGAATCCGCCGCGAGGAGAATCTCTTCTTGCTGCTTGCTGCTCAAAATAATCATTCCAAGTTGGTTGATGCTTACCTGATTGATTTATATTTCTTAAGTTAATCTTACCTTTATCTCCTTCAAATGAAAGAGTATTTCCACCAATATCATAAGTAGTTGTATTTCCTTCAGTCGATACATTCAGCTTGCCTAACTCTGCATTTCGTTGTGCATTAGAAATTTCATTGATTTTTGGCAAGTTTAAACTTGTTGGAGCCTCATATAATTTTGCTACCTTTGGCTCACTAAGTGGAGAAGTTTGTCTTGTTGGAGTTTGAATATTTTGCAAAGTTGTTCCTGGCTCATTAGTCGAAGCTTCTGCACTAAAGGCTTTTGTAGGATCATTAATACTTTTTCTATAATCTGCTGTATTTTTTAAACTATCAATTACCTTAATTATACGAGGAGTTTGATCCAGAGTTATTGGCTTACCCTCTTCATTATATGTACTCATAGGATTACTTCTATTAAGCCAAGGCGCGGATTTCAACTTTCTTTTCTTCTCTTCTTCAATTTGATTCAAAGCCATTTTAGCCTCGCAGATTAATTTTATTATTCAAACGCACTAACAGATTGAGAAACAATACTGTTCAAAGACATCAACGCAGCCTGTGCAGTCTTAGCAAAAACATCCGCCGCAGCAGCAAGTGCTTGAACATCAACTTGACTATTCTGAGTAGCATTATCTCTTCTATGTTTATAAACATCCACTCCTGCACCAAGCTCAGCAAGTTTTGATTGCAAAATCATTTGATCCCTATTTTGCCTTGCCCTGTACCAATCCGCAGCAGCACTCATCATCTTAGCTTTTATATCAGTATTCAATGCTGCAATTCTTGCTGCTGCATCAGGAGCTACAGCCAAGGCTCGAATATAATCTATTGCTGCCTGCATTGCTGCCAGCCTAGATTCAATAGCCTTACCAATTGCAAACTTAATAGTTTCGATGGCTATCTCAATTTGTTTCACCGCAACTGTAGTTGTAGCAACGCCGATCCTGCCTGCCTGTTCAAATGTGGCCTGGTTAAGATCATAAATCATTGGACCCTGTACAAGCGAAAATCCTCTCGCAGCATACCCAGCAGCTATACCATTAGAAACTCTCTGACCATCCCTAATAATTCTATCTCGTTCTCGCTGAATTATTTGATCCTCAAGTGCGGCAGGTATTCCTGTTCCACCATTAGTAATAGTATTGACTAACCAATTCGTTGCTTCATCAAAAGCATCACTTGCCAACGGATAATAGGTGGCAAAAAAGTTTGCCAGTTGAGCAGATAAAAGTGCAATTAATGCATCACGTTCTGCTTCATAATTATATGTGGCATCATCTACTGTTGGTATTTCTGGCTCTACTGCATCAACAGTAAATCCTGTAGTAGTTGCTGGTGGAGTAACATAAAAACCCGCATTACTGTTAATAAGATCATCTGCAGCATCTTGTGCAGATTCAGTTGCAGTAGTTGCAGTAGCAATGGCATTTTCAATGATTTGATTTACAATCTCTGCCGTAGTAGCCATTAAAGTCTCCTATTTAACTGCATGATTTCAAACATAATATTTGCAAGATCAAAATCATAACCATTATTCGTAAGTATAAGATTCCAATAATATCCAGAAAGTCCACTTCCCATATTAATACGTTGTTTGGTCATTGTAGTACTTGAATCTTTCATTACAAATGTTTGTGTTTGTCCATCAGCTTCAACTGTTAATGAAAGTTTTCCAGCAGAACTTATTCCTAAATAAGCAGAAGTAACTCTCTTCTTATAAATTGATCCTAAATCAGATTTACCAAAATCCACCAGTGCATCTATGTCAATTCCATTATCAGTAGTTCCAGTTAATTCATAAACACCATCTCTTGCTACACCATAGTTTTTGCCTTCATGTGTATAGAAACGAATATATCCATAATTATCATATTGACTAGTTGCACCAGTATCCATGTTAACTACCCAAACTCGAGCAGTATTATCAAGTGAAGCAACATTATCAATTGTTGCAGCAGTACCAGAAGTTGCAATAACTACATCATCTGTTGTTATAGAAGCATCAAGTGAAGCAAGAAATGACCCAATAACTGTAAAAGTATCAGTTGCTTGCATGGAAGCTAGTAGCTGCGAGATATATATATGGCTGCCTGTGAGAGTATCAACGATCTGGCCAGAGTTGTCAAGTACAACGACAAAGACTGGCCGGCGACCGAATGCATCTAAAGTGTAACAAAAGTTGTAAAGCTTGCGCTCGAATGGAGTTGCATCATAAATACCTGATGAAACGAGTGCTGGAAATTCAGCCGAGCCTTCTCCGTATTCACCTTCTCCACCCTTAGCAAGTATTGCCGGAAAATCAGTATCACCGTCGAGATAAGAGATAGTACCAAGAATGCCAGAAGATACCATCTTTGGAAATGTTGAAAATCCGTAGTTGGTCAGCACAGGCACATACAGTCCACCCTCAGCATAAGATTGCATCGATGGAAATGATGCATCTCCCGCACCGTAACTAGTAATATCTCCACCAAACCCAGCCATTGCAGGAAACAATGCATAGCCGTAATTGCTCGAAGCAATGGCAACCATCTCACCAACCCCGGACATCGTGACGCTTGCCGTCTGGAGGTTGGAGAGGATCAGTGACCCAGTCCCTGTCATCAGCACTTCATAATCTTGGATTGTCAGTGTTCCATATCCTATCATCAGACACTCCCGTACTGGACCGCGCCAGTTTTGAAGACAGCGGATGTCACCTTATCGCCTGCCGTGTAGAGGTAGCCGTAGGCGTAAAGCGGGAGAAGCCGAGAAGAGGCCGGGACGGTACTGGTGTGAACGATGGAAGTCGCGTCGGTTTTTGCCATGTAGGCAATCACATTGTCTGGTTGCCGGTAGATTCTGATCTCCGTCAGTTCGGTCTGCACTGAAAACAAGGTCTTTACCAGCACCCCGTTCTCGTACACTCTCACCCCGTTTTGGTCACAGATGATGCCGTGTGAAAACCTCGCCACTCCCGCCCCTTCCATCCCTTTGTTGGCAATGCTGATGCAGGCACTCGTCACTCCGTTTGCCGCTGTGAACTTGACGAACGTCCCTGCCTCAAGCGGATTGATCGACCGTGCCCAGGTATTCCAGCCACTGTTGGTCAGTTGCAGAAGTTCCTGATAAGTAAGCGGTTCGTTTGCGCTGGTAGTAGCCTCCTGTGCGGGCATGGTGGTTTCGACGGTGTAGGTCGTAGTCGGGACGGTCTGGTCTCCGATAAGCGGCGTGCCATCGTTGAACGTTCCAGAATAAACATCTATGAATGGAGTTTCATATCCATCTGCCATCTCAATATCGAAAAGTTCCCCCCATGACTCTCCATCTGGGAGTTCTTGGTATATCCATTTTGACCTGTCCTCCTGGAGAATCTTATCCATGAGAGCATCATATGTATCCTGATTAAAATTGGTGGAATCTTCAGAAAGTGTCTGCGTTGGCTTGGAGTTTTCATATTCAACAAAGTGATAAAGTCCATAGCCGACAAACCCCATCCAAAACGCAAGATAGCTGCCGTCAGGATAAGAGTATTTAGAAACTCCAAGTTCGCTCTTGCCCTGATACCAAACGATATTATGATGATTCACCCTGGCCTGCATGTCGGTTGATGTACCATCCCAGTCGTTCGGATACAGTGCCCGCATCATATCGTTTTCCTGCGCCGTCGTAGCAAGATAGATGCCTTTCTTCCCGGTCCTCTCTCCATCAGGCGGCGCGTCACCAATGAACCCATCGGGGTAGAAAATCCCTTTGCTCGTCATGGTGTAACCGGAAACCAAACTCCCAGTCTCATCCACCCACTGACCGTTTGCTAACTGGGTCCAGCCATCCGGGATGTAATAATAGGTCAGGACAGACTGCCCGGAGGTGCCGGTGGTCGTGGAGGTGTACCCTTCAGTCCCGGCAGTGCCCCCGGTTCTGGTGACAACCTCATACTTATAGTCTTTTATCAATATGCTCATGGCATCCCTATTGCGTATTTTTCATAAGGCCCGACCGGACTCTGTGAGACGATTGGTGGACACTGGTAAGCAGCAAGAGCATCACACCTTGGATCATCTCCATAAAGACCGAGAGCAAAATTATCAGCAGAACCAACTGGAAAAGGAAGCTCACCCATTACTCGCCACGGTTCTGTACTTGCCTCTTCATCATCAGTTGCGGCTGTCCAGTTAAGCGAGGCAAAGGAGTATTTCTCGACCTCTGTAGGAACTCCCTCAATGATTTCCTCAACTGTATACTTGACAACCCCTATCAAAAATATCTTCTCAAGCGTAACCACGCAAGGGCGCACACTGATAAGCTCGACCCCTTCAGAGCATCCAGGTAATTGTGTCCATCCTGTGAATGGTGAGCCATAGTGGACTGACTTGATCCGCTCCTTAACTTTATTGCATACGCATAAGTACAGAGGAATCGTCTCAAATGTCCCGGAGTAAGTGATATCAGGACGTACTCCGGTTTCTTCTACCAATGGAACTGCTGTAATATCTACATAAAGAATATCAGCGGGAACTACCATGCTTGCTGTATATAATCCAGTTGTTGTAAATTTGACTGCACCATACTTTCGAGTCCAGGTGTAAATGATTCCATCATGCGCATGGAACATTACAGAGTCATATGGCACTGTGAAATTCACGTTCGGGTAGGCACCAGCAACCTGCTCAAACATCCGCTTTGCATCGAACCAACTTGCAGTAAGATCGAACGTTGTCAGTCCGTCGAGTGTAGCAAGAAACTGGCTTGAATTGACCAGATAAACAATCCCGCCTACAGTCATGGAGTAAAACAGCCTCCACTTTTCAGCATCTGGATTATCATCGTAATATACTGATGCTTCGCAAACTTCCGACCCAGACGAAAACACATGGCAGGAAGCGTTGACAGCATGGAAGAAAGTATTATCAAAAGCGTAAGACCCAAGTGGCTCACATGATCCATCGTTGGCTGAGGTGACAAGGATCGTCCGTAACGCTTCAGGCATATCCTCGTTTAGTATCTCACTGAAATAAATATTGTCTGCTGTTCCAGTAGAAACATCGAAGTTGAATCCCACTGTTTTTACAGGAGGACTTCCAACAAAATCGTATAACCATGTACTGTGAAAAGAAGTGTATCTATCCTCCCCAGTCTTCTGATAAATCCGCCAAGGTGTATAAGAGTTTTCATATTCAATATGCTTGGCAATGCAATTCATCCGACTCGCCTGACTGCCATTGGCAATATAAAATGAAGTGTTTTTTTCAAAGACTTGTCGCCACCAATCGAACACCCCATCACCAGCAAGATCATACTTCATTGAATCAGAGACAATTACGTTGAACAATTCTCCATGAAAGGGAAGAAGCACCGGTCCACAAGAATAGTCTTCAGTCCATACAGTATCAGGCCCCTCGGTATCTCCGTCTATAAGGCCATACGGAGACAGGCTTACCGCTGGCATAAATTTAACTGGATAATATCCTAATGTAGGATCAATAGGACCGTTAAAGAACGTAGTGAAATCTCCGGCAATTCCCAAGTCTTTGAATATCACATACAAATCCTGCGCCGGATTGAACCCGCCTGCCCAATAATCAGCTACAGCAACCTTGATTCCACCCTGTGTTGAGCAAGCCACAACTGCACCCATTGGAGCCGTAACCCTGCCGCCGTCAATGTCTCCAAGCTGCCATACCTTGAATCTGAACCCATCCCAGATCGGACAAGCGGAAGGAATATCCATCTCTTTGATCGCGGCGAGTTTCTTCTTGGCAAACCATCTGCGCTTCAGGCTGCGGTCTCCGTCGAAGGTGATCATGCCGTTATCTCAGTTTGACCTGAGAAGTTGGTCCAAAACGTAATAATAGACAAAGAGGTATATGATGATATAGCTGGAGCACTGTCAGGTAATATACTATTAATATAAAATATATCCTCATCACTGTTTCCAAAACACCCGAATACCACCAACGAAGCACCACCAGCTGGAGGGACATACGTACTATTAATCTCATGCGATGTAACACTCAACAAATCAAAACTTTCATCGAGAAATAAACTGTGAATTTTGATGTAATTGCTGACGGTACTATCTTCGGCGTACATAATCTTTTTGCCTGTAGACGACACCCAGGGATTGCCATCATAAGTGGAAACAGTAAGTCCCATAGAGAGACTGTTAACAATAACTGCTGTTGAAATATCATATGCAGCGGAAAGCACAAAATGGTATAGGTTTCCAACAACATTTGTCAAAAACAAATCTATTCCATCTTCAGATAACCACATCCCAGACAGGAAATTATTACCCACTTGAGCTTGAAAATTCTTACTATGTGCCAACGACAGCGATGGAAACACTCCTGAGTATTCCCGTATCGTATGCGACGTTCCTTCTAGAATGTAAGTTCGTGCCCCTAATGTGCTAATAAAAGCATCTCTGAATCCATACACTCCAGTATTGAAAGAATTTCCTGTGTAACTAGCAGTAGTTATATCCCATGGTACTGCCATGCCATATTCTTTAAGCAGATATACCCCTCCTGAATACTTCCCTGCGTAAAACTTACTTCCATCATCACTGAATGCAAGTCCATAAAGTATATCAGTGGTAAGAAAACTTGAAATATATGTATGTAGATCAGCCATTATTCAGCAGGATCTCCGATAGAGTAGGAATTGATAGGTTGTTCGTTGCCTATGGTCATGTAGGCGTTGGCGATGATCAGGTCTTTCCCTACCGTGCCGACAGACCCCTGCACCCTCCGCTCGGTCGTGCTGAGTGCTCCGGTGTCTGAACTCAAGACACCTCGATAACATGAGGCATACCCCGAAGCAACGTTTGTCCCCTTCCATACTTCAGCCGCAGCCTTAGCAATTACGCCCGCAGATGGGGTGCCAAACGTCCCACCAGTACCACCGCCATCAACCGAGACAGTGCAAAGCAATGTAAGGGAACCGAGAGCGGCATCAGCTGTGGCGGGAATAAGCGCATCTGCTGCCGCCTGACTTGTGGGAGATCCGTAGATCTTAATTAGAAATCCGCTCATCCCTGCCGCGAAAGACCCGGTACCAAGACGATAATTCCGTAAACCTGTACTGACTTTAAAAGAACCCATTATTCACCTCAATCCAGTGCGGCGATGATTTCGCCAATTTCAAAAGTTAGGGGGCTAGCATTGCTGATCGACCTTGGGGTTGCGAGTGCCCCCTTAATGAGTGACACTGAGCCAGGAGCAGTTGCCCAGACACTCGCATGAGTTACTGAGTAAGTCCCTGCTGCAACTGATGGAGTGTGAGTAACTTGCAAGGTGCTCGGTGACGAACCAGCAGTGGACGTACCGAAGGTTACAGAGATGGGGCCGGTATAGTTGGAATCGTTGGCGACAAGCACCTCATTAGCAGTACCTGCTTCCCCTGGATCTCCTGTGTGCAACCTCACAGCCCATGCAGTTGGTCGCGCTACCACATCAGTAGTAAAACCCCAATTGAGCAATAAATTCTCGCCATCATTAGTGAATGACATATCCCCTCCTTATGCCGATACGAGTGCGAATCCAACCGGAACTCGCAACGCGCCAAGATTAGCCATAGTAAACGGTGAGGCAAACAATGCAGCTGAAACTAACAAACCCGTAGTTGATCCTCTAGTAATTCCAGTCGTAATGAATGCTCCTCGTATCGTTGCTGCTCCAGTGAATGCAAATTCATTTGGCGAAGCCGCTGTAGTAATTGATCCAGCAACTGGTGCAGGCAAAGTCAATGTCAAACGATTCGTACCAGTCGTAGTATAGCCAGTATTCTCTCCACAGGCTGCCATGAATGTGGTCATCGTGTCACCTGGCAATGGGGTATAATTATTCTCATACAGTGACAGATAATAAGTAGAGTATTGACTTCCACCTCTCAGTGCTGCATTGAGCATGTATGTAATCATATCTCCAGGCATGAGGTTATGCATCTCTTGCTGAGAAATAATCTTCCCATCCTCACCTACGTGTGTCGGAGTATAAACAAATCCGACTTTGTATTCATTGTTCATTATGCCTCTCTTCGAATTTGTTCTGCTGTAATCCAACTTGTAGCTGCCATAGCTGACATTGATGAATCTTTAAGACTTGTTATAGCCTGTTTCATACCATTTTCTTCTCTAATCAACATAGATCCACTAGCACTGTAATCTGGTGCAACTTGATTTTCCTGTAAGTTCTTTATCTCTCCTCCATTTCCTGCCATAATTAAACCTCGTGTTGAAAACCAATATACATTTCCATTAGCTCGTTTTTGTCCTGTCCCAAGTGACGCACCATAATCAAGTTTAGTTAATTGCTGAAAGTTCTCAGGTCCACTGCCTGCAAAAAAATAAGTTTTATCTGCGACAATCCAAACTCCATCATCAACGGACTCAACTACGGTTATATCATCAGTAAATTGAAAAACACTATTACTTAATTGTGAAACAAGATCAGTTGAATATGCTTCAGTTACATAAAGTAAGTTATTTTTTGCAATCAAAAGTCTACCATTATGCTCGCGAATAATTTGCCCAGCAGGTGGTTTTGTCATGAATAAAGTTTCAAGAACCTTTCCACCATCATAAGCTAATGTTACTGAATAACTTAGTGTGCCAATCGCAACATCTCCACACTGATAAAATACTTGACCATTCGCTGTAGTCATGTACAAACGAATCCCAGTAACTTGACTATCACTTGAAGATGGAAGATTTGTAAAAACAATACTACTATTATCTACAACTGAGATTGAAACAATATCACTTGCCCCAGACTCATTGCCAAGTGCATCGTAAAAAGTCAGGCAGCACAAATAAACTCCTGCACCAAATATTCCAGAAGAACTATAAACTATTGGAGCAGACGGATTACTTATTCCCCAATTCTGTACAACACCATTCAGAATCTTTTTTCCTATCAAACCATCACTAAAAAATAACTCATTATTATGCTCATAATAAGCAAAGGTCTCTCCAAGTATTCCACCTGAAGTATCAGTCTTTGTCCAATCAGTATTGACTTTTTTAAGTGTTGTACCTTCAACAATAAACTGTCCTTGTGAGCAAGCAAAGCCATACTTTACATCAAATCCAGCACATCTCTTTGTACTTCCGTTCCGCATTTTGATCTTACCTGCATTAGTAAAATCAACACTTACAGCATTTCTAACCATCGTGCTTGAATCGTCTGAATTAACTGGCAACGCATGATCTTCAGCTCGATTGTTCATGCCTTTAAAAGGCCCAAGTGAAAGTTTCATTTTAGCTCCTTTTACTTAAGCATGAATCCACGAGTATATGATGGAATAGTTAGTTCGAGAGTTCGCATGGCTTCAAGGAAAAACCTTTTATATTTCAGAGTATTTTTCATTTCATCATCTTTATCATCTTCAAGCCTTTCATATGCTTTCCATGCACCAAAATTAACCAATAGCGATTCTTGCAAATGCTCTGGAATGCCATCTGGAGTATCACCATCATTAACCATATTAACTGGCTTTCGATAATAATGTAATGTTACTGTTTCACTGCTTGTAGGAATGCCTTGATAATACAACTTTCTACCGTGTTCAATTACTTCAGAAATTTTCCCTGCCTTATTCAACAATGGATAAGTTTCTGCAAACTCAATAAATGATTCTGCTATGTCAATTTCACTTCCAGTAGATGCTGATACAAACTGTAAGTCTCTATGAAAATTAGTTGGCATATTTACATACGCAGCACTTGTAGAAGTTGCAACTGTATCTATTGTAAACAATCCAGTCAAAGGTGGTGTCAGTGAATTTGGTAATGGATTATCAATTCCATCTAACAACGAAGGCATTCCGCCTGCAATTTCATAAACACCTTGATTGATAAAATCACCTAAAAAATCATATATCGCAGGATTATCAATAAGAATATTTACTCTAGCTATTAATTCTGCAAAAGTATGACTAGATGGTGTTACTGCTGTATCTCCATAAAATATCTGAAGAGTATCACCATCAGACATAGAAGAAGTATCATATGCTAATGTAAAAACTTTTCCAACAAGTGTACCTGTGTTTACAGATGAAGTTGAGCTATAAATAATAACTTCATCTGTACTATTAATTATAGCTTCAATATTATCTTCAGCTACAGTATCAGTGAAAGTTATTGTACCTTCGCTGGCATCAAATACATAATCAGTTCTAAGCATTAGAAGAGCTCCAATATTGTATTATAAATCATCAGGTGTAATTGGAACAGTTATAAAATTTTCTTCAGGTTCAGGCCTATGCACAGGAACACTTTGCTTCTCACCTAACGGTTTTGGATCAGTATAATGTGGATGCTTTTCTTCCCAACAAGTATCAGCACAAACAAACAACTTATCCCAAGTCATCCTGCAGTCAGATGCATATCTTTGGAATCCACATTGATCACAGATTACTAAATAATCACCAGGTTTATATGACATAATTTATCCTTCACGGTAAAAACGATGGCCTTTAATTTCAACAATGAATTTCATACCTTTAACCCAGTATGGCGGTTGGTGGTTCGGCATCCCGAGCAGGGCGTAATAATGTGTTGCACCATAAAGTGTGTCACCAGCCAACCATTCATTGAGTCCTGCCTGAGCATTTTCCAATACCTTTGCTGCAGTAACAACATTTCTAATCCAAACAGATGGATGATTGAGACCCAAGTTAAAACAACTAAATTGTTTCCGCGACAGTACAACATTCGATACCGGCCAGTTATTTTTCTTCGCTCGATTGAGAATAACTTTAGCAACTGCTTTCTGTCCAGCAACTGACTCTCCCCTAGCCTCATGGTAGATTGTCAAAGTTAGCCAAAACAAGGCTTGTGTTATATCCATTAACTCACCGCCTTCTGAGCAAATGCACACTCTCCACCGCGTTTCATAAATACTTCTGCAAAATCATCAAGGTCCATTACCCAGTATCCATTACGCAAAAGATTCCAGCCTGGCCAAGAATTTGGGCCTCCGATAATATTTTGATGCCGATTAATGAATGTACCAGCCGTACAGTGACCACCAACCACCTCACCACCAGGAGTACTTAATCCGTCTACTTCCCGAGGATACATCATACCCTCAGTCCATTCTAGCCCAAGTATTGCGGAACCATAATAAGCAATGCCACGAATAACTTCATCAACGGTCCTAGCTCGACAATACGATTCAATCAAGCCTTCTTGCTTTGCAGTCTGCATCACCGCCGCAAGTGATGTTCCATAACTAATTGGTTTCGATCCAGGCCTTTCAGAACCTGGCCACTGATCATTATCTTGACATCTGAAATAAAACTCAAGAGCCCATTCATCACCAAGAGTTCTTATCCCAGGCTCATGTTCCATAAAAGCAGCAAAGCCAAATCCACCACAAGCACTCCACTTATCTTGATTAAGCAAAGGCTCCTTGAATTTCTTTACACGATATTTGCTAATAAGTTCTCGATATCGTAAGTCAATACCATCATCAATAGGAGGAACTGCAAGAATATTTGGTGCAAGTGGATCAGCTTGAAATATCAAGCCACAACGAGGATCTTGAGTTTCACTACCATCTTT